ATTTAATGAGTATAGTTTCACAGGAGATTATGCGGGTGATGGTATTTTAATAGATAAAATCTATGCAGAAAATCCACAATGGTTTAGTTACATTCCAAAAGAACTTTCTTATTACAATCATTTAGAAACTACACCAACTGCAAAAGTTCCAAAAGTTTTACTTATAAATAAAGGAGAACAAGTACAACTAAAATCGTACAAAATAGGTGATTACGAAGATGATAGTTTAATTACAATGCAATTTGAAAGTGATGATGATATTGAAAAAACAATTGCATCGTTAAAACCAGATTCTATTGTAACCATTTCAGACGATTGGAGAAATTTTCCTAATTTGGCAAATCAACCCTTACAAATTCGTAATAAATGGATTACTATTCCTGCCATTGATGGAAACACCGGTCAGTATGCGTATCATTGTGCTATGGAAAATATTTTAAAAAATGATGTTTCACAATTAATTTCATATTTCACTCCAATATATAATACTGGTGAAAAATTATTAAAAACTTATCAATCTTTACAAAATCAAACTTATACTAATTGGGAATGGGTTTTAGTAAATGACTCAACGGATGGTGGTAAAACACTTAAAATTGCAGAGGGTATAGCTAAAAACGATGCAAGAGTTAAGGTATATGATTTTAGAGAAAAGAGTGGTGGTATAATTGGTGAAAGTAAATATAGAGCCGCAAGTTTATGTAGAGGATATTTATTAGCAGAATTAGACCACGATGACTACCTTACTACTGATTGTACTGATTATCTTTTTTCCGCATCACAAACTCACCCGGAAATTGGTTTCTTTTATACCGATAATGCTGAATGTGATGAGAATTGGACTTCACTACATTACCCTAATGGGTTTGCATTTGGTTATGGTAAATATGAAAGTGTTGATGTAGATGGAATGAAATTTGATTCTTGTATTGCACCAAATATAAATCCAAAAACAATTCGTCATATTGTAGGTGTTCCAAATCATATTAGAGCTTGGAGACGAGAAACCTATTTCCAAATTGGTGGACACAATAGAGATTTGGCAATTGCAGATGATTATGAATTATTAGTAAGAACATTTTTGGGAACATTAATGATGAGAATACCTAGAATGTGTTATATTCAGTTTATCTATAATAATACAACTGGTAGAAATACACACGATTTAAGTAGAGCAGATATTCAACGAAGAGTAAGAACTATTATGTATCACTACAACGATAGAATTGCAAAAAGATTTGAAGAATTAGGATTAGATGATTATTGCTATAAAGAAAATCCAAATAATCCAATAGATGTTGTATCAAGAATTGATGCAGATGAGAATAACGCAAACAAAACATTTAACATATGATAAGTTTTATAGTTCCCACTATGTGGAAATCAAAAGATACTTTGTACAATATGTTAGATTCGTATAAAGAAGCAAAAATTCCAAATGCTGAATTTATTTTAATTGATAATGTTCATGGGTGTTATTTAGAACCAGAAATAACGATTTTAATTCCAAAAGAAAATTTATATGTAAATAAGTCTTGGAATATTGGTGTTGAACTTGCTAAAAATAATATTGTATGCCTATTAAACGATGATATAGAAATAAATTTTCAAACTATAAAAAATAATATAGAAGCAATAAACAATTTAGATTTTGGTATAATTGGGTTTGATGCTAATAGAAATTTAAAAACAGAACGCAATGAAGATGCCGATACATTTGAATTTAAAGAAGCAGAATGCAGATATTTAGGATTTGGTTGTATGATGTTTATTCGTAAAGAAAACTATATAAAAATAGATGAAAGATTACGCATATTCTTTGGAGATGATTTATTGTATTGGTGGAACAGAGATAAAAACAAAAGACCAATATACATCATAGATAATCTAAAAGCGTTGGGTTTATTATCAGTAACAAGTGCAAATTACAATGCCGAAATACAAGTAGAATTACCATATTTTGATGAGGTAATACGAAATTTACAAAATGGATAAGAAAAAGTTATTATATATAGTTCCACACCTTTCAACGGGTGGTATGCCACAATACCTATTAAAGCAAATCCAAACATTTAAGGATGAGTTTGAAATAGTTGTTGTAGAGTATAATTGTGTATCTATGGATTTTGTAGTCCAAAGAAACAAAATAAAGGAATTATGTGAGGTAATAACTATTGGTGAGCATAAAAGTGATGTTGTTGGTATTGTTCGTAAAGAGCAACCACATATTATTCACTTTCAAGAAATACCAGAAACCTTTGTAGATAAACAATATCTAAATGAGATTTTTGATAATGGTAGAAATTACAACATAGTAATAACAACTCACTCATCTTATACAGAACCAAAAGATTTACTTTATACGGCTGATAAGTTTGTATTAGTAAGTGAATGGAGTAGAAAGAAATTTGCCAAATATTTCACTCACATTGATTGTGATATTTGGGAATATCCAATTGAGTATTGGGATGGTGATAGAGATGAAGCAAAAAAAGTTGTAGGATTTGATAAAGAATACAAACACATTCTTCACATTGGTTTATTTACAGATGGTAAAAATCAGGGTGATATATTTGAATTAGCAAGGTTATGTGAAAAGCAAAACTATAAAGTAAAGTTTCATTTTGTAGGAAATCAAGCTGGTAATTTCCAATTCTATTGGGGACCATTGATGGAAAATAAACCTAATAATTGTATAATATGGGGAGAACAAAGTGATACTGAAAAGTTTTACAAAGCAGCTGATTTATTTTATTTTCCATCAAAGTGGGAACTAAACCCATTAGCAGTTAAAGAAGCATTATCATATAGATTACCATTATTCCTTAAAAAACTACACACTTACGAAAATTACTACAATAGTATAGCAACATACATAAGTGATAATCAGGAAGAAAATTTACAAAATATAGTAAAAGAATTAAAACCAGAAAAAGTGATTTACAATAATTTGATTAAAAGACCAAATTTATTAAAACCTACATTTAATGTGAATTTTGTAGATGGTCCTTATTTAGATGTAAACTCACCAACAAATGAAGAATACGAAATTAAATTTATAGATAAAAATACTAATAATTTAGATTTTACTACTAAATTAAAAGATGGTCATTGGGCAAAAGCTGGTAAAAAATATTATGTAAATTGGAGAATAGAAGTTTATAGTGGAAAAACTTTAATATTTAAGCACGATTTTAACCTAAAAGGTAAACGAGTTTATATTGCATTAGAGTCTAAATCATTGGGTGATACATTAGCTTGGTTTCCAATGGCAGAAGAGTTCCGTAAGAAATGGAATTGTGATGTAATCGTATCTACATTTAGTAATCAGTTTTTTAAAGAACAATACCCACAATTACAATTCATAGAGCCGGGTGAAACTGCACCTAATTTATATGCTATGTATCGTATAGGTTGGTTCTATAAAGATGATACATCCGCAGAATATGATAATGCAAAAGTTCCAACTGATTTCAAACAACATCCTTTACAAAAAACTGCAACTGATATATTAGGATTAGAATACAAAGAGGTAAGACCTTTACTAAAACTAAACGCAGAAATCAAACGTGAAAAACAAATAGCAATTGCAATCCACGGAACTGCTCAATCAAAGTATTGGAACAACGAAGGTGGTTGGCAAAAAGTAGTAGATTGGTTAAATAATAAAGGATATAAAGTTGTTCTTTTAAGTAGCGAGGGTGATGGATATATGGGAAACAACCATCCAACTGGAATTACCCAATTACCAAACGGACCAATAGATAATGTAATAGAAGAACTACAAAAAAGTAAAGCATTTATAGGAATAGGTAGTGGATTAAGTTGGGTAAGTTGGGCAACCAAAACACCAACCATTTTAATATCAGGATTTTCTGAAGGATTTGCAGAAACTGGATTAGATACATATAGAATCACCGCACCGAAAACTAAATGTAGCGGGTGTTTTAACCGCTATCGTTTGGACGCTGGGGATTGGAATTGGTGTCCAGACCACAAAGGTACTGAAAGACAATTTGAGTGTTCTAAATCAATTGAATATACAGAGGTAATTAAAATGTTGAAAAAGGTATTAGACTGATATTTATATTAGTTGAACAATACTTTTACAAATGACATTATCAGCTTCAGGTTCACTTATAGCATTATCGGATATAAAAACGGAAATGGCAGTTACTGCCTCTCCATTCTCATTAACTGCTGCTCAAAACGATGTATATAAACGTGTCAATCTAACGGGTGCTCCCAATATAAATGATACTTATCCAGTAAAAATGAGTGAGTTTGGTGGGTACAATGATACCTCCGCCTCTGCAACTTGTGGTAGATTATATGATGGTTTAGTATTAGGTTATTGGTCTGTATTAGGACCTTCAATTCCATTTACTGCAAGAAGATTTCACAACAAATGGTGGATGGTACAACAACAACGTGGTCTAAATCCAACATCATATGCAACTGCATACTCATCAAGTGTAGATGCATTTTTTGTACGTGGGGCGGAAATGATAATAAATGGAAATTTAGTATTATATAGTGCATCTTATGGTGAATTGTGTTCTTGTTTTGCATTTGTTTCATCTGCATATGGTGGATTAGCAGGGCCTGATAGTGGTACATTTCCAGTTCCAGAAGCATATTATTATTACGAAGATGTTCCTGGTGATTATTATACGCATACAAGTGAATTTAATTTACCAGCAACTGGTTCTGTAACTACATTAGCAGCAGATGTTGCAGAACTTAAATATTTAGGTGGAGTAACTGGTTCGTATTCATATTCTGTAAATTTAGGAGCAACATTTGGTGAGGTTACATTTACTTATGATGCAGGGGAAATGCCAGATAGATTTATAGTTCAATATTCTGGTTCAACCATTATTGATACTGGATTTAGAGGTGATGTTATCCATAACAGAGCTCTAAAAAGACGTGGTAAACCAAATGGAGTATCAGGTTCAGCAAGTGGAACTGCAAGTTTTACTAAATTATCAACGGTAACTGGTTCAATTGTAATCGTTCAATCACCATTAGGTAATACTAACTTTGGATTTACATTAAGTTCTCCTGTAAGACCTTCACAACAAACGGTTACATTTTACGCAAGAGTTAGTGGTAGTGTATCGCCTATTAATACAAATCCTAAACTATATTGGAATACAAATAATGATGTATATGCAACTACTACATACGGATATGTAACTGGTTCAGCTGTATCCTCATCTACATATGTAAATATGGGTGTAGTAAGTATAACATCCGGTTCTACAATTTCATACTTTGCAACAGATAATACTGGTAGTAATATATCAGCGTGTTATACACAAAACTGCACGGGTTCATTTATATGCGGAACAGCTAATTCAACAATTGCTGCCAATACAGATGTATATGTAACAATTCAAACAAATAATAGTGGTAGTTATGTAGCATGTGCTGATGTATTTGGTCCTGGTATATACTATACATTGACAGGAGTATAAATAATTTAAAAGGAATATAAAAAAATGGCATTTGCAAACATAACAGAAGCTAGAGCAAGAGTAATAGACCCAACACAAGAACATAGTTCATCCATATTATATGGTAGTGATAATTTCTTTACGGTAGGAACTACTTTTTATACAAACGCGTCCAAATCAGTTTTAGCACCTGCTGGAAATTATGTAATCCCAACTCACTACAAATCATACTATGTAACATTGGGTTCGGATGGTAGAATGACAACTCAACCATTGGAAGTAATGACCGGTAGTATGGATACAAGTTGGGTAGATGATACTATAAATAGTGGTGGTGTAAAGATAGCAAATTACCCTTGGAGTTATATAAATGGTGGAGGTACCGCAATGGTTTTAAACACTTCTAGTTTATTACTTACCGATACTATATGGTACACCCAAACACCAGAAGCGGGTACATATAAAGCGTGGCAAGTTGATATGGGTATTTATCGTTCTGCTTCGTTAGAAAATATAGACCTTTCGGATATGAAAGGATACGAAATAAAGATAACTTGTGGTAATTGGCAAAATAGTGGTAGAACTTGGAGAGGACAGCCTGGAGTTCCTGGTTGGAAAGAACGAACACAAACAAGTGCAATCGTCCATATAGCTGCTGACCCAAATAGAGTAGTAACAACGGGTAGTTTAACTTATACATTTAGACCTGATTATTTTATACCGTCTTACAATTATGAATATAGTTCGTTTTTCAGAAGATTACCAGATACATTACCAATAATAGATAATTCGGGTTCAGTAAAACAATTTCTTGATATGGGTACTCCTTTGGGAGATTTAATGTATAAAAGCCCAAGTCTGGGTTCTCAAAACAGAGTTAGACGTATATCCACTAGAAGAAATAAATGTGTAACAACGCTAGTTAAAGCTGGATTTGCGCAATATCCATATGGAGCAGAATATGATGAAACCTTTGCAAATCCAAATGATAGATTACAATTTGATAATGATGGATTTATTAGAGGTGCGGTGGGGCACATTATAGGAAGAGACCCTGATTTAAGAGAATCGGATACTCAAAAATGCGCCGCTATGATGGAATCTTTGGTAGTTGATAATGATACTTGGGCAAATGGTTATAGCATACACGGTGTTAAATATTCGGAAATAAACCCATACCATTGGACATGGGCAATTAATTCAGGTACAAATGGAGGAGCTTACTCTCCCGCCAATAATTTATTGGGATGCTATGAAGAGAATGGTAATAGCCGTATAAGAGAATTTGATTTTGAATATTTTTCAGGTGCTGGCGGAGAAAGTTATAATTGTGGTTTAGGATTTAAAAAATGTATAGATGCTTGTAAAGCTTACGCACAAGCTAATAATTACTTTGCTTATACAAACGCAAATGGTTTTATTCCTACATTTAGTAACTATGCTGGTGGTATATATGCCCCCGGTTGGTATGGTGGTTGGGATGATTCAAATAACGCTAGCCTTAACCAATCTCTTACTCAATTAAGAAATGGTACTCTATATTACGATTATAATAATTACTATACAAGCCAAAGTGTAGATTATACTGCATTAGGAGCAAGAGTTACTCAATTCTATGTAGGTGCCGGTGACGCTATAAATAGACACTATATAACTAATTATCAAAATTTTGGAAAAGATACTTGGAGAGCTTACCAATTAGTACATAGTTATGATATTACTAAAAAACTTTTATTTGATATATTTGGTGCAACTGTTGCTGGTAACGCTAGAGCTATGGGTTACTTTTGGCAATACCAAGAACCAATAGATGCTTCTGATTTTGGTATGGAAAGAATTTATACTGATTGGTCTGGTGCTAATAATGGGTTGTATCGTCCTCAACCTGCACCATCCACTATACAATCCCAAGCGGTATGGTCTATGGCGTATGCCGATGGTAGTTGGTGTTGGGAATCATATGTACAAGGAGAAGAACCAGAATCTATAAATTGGTGGCAAAATTATCACGGATACGATGGGACTGAAAATCAAGTATTTTACAAAACATTTGGTGCTTATGGTGAAACTCGTTCTCGTAGTAATGGTAGTTGGGATTGGTTATATATTGGATTTTGGCAAGTATTGCAACATAAAGATATAATAGCAGCACCTACAATTTGGAAAAAAGCTGAAACATATTGGAATGGTGCGTGGACAACTGGTGAAAAGAACTACCCTGTATTTTTGTTTTATTTAAGAGCACCAATAGTTACATATAAATTATCAGCAGATGGAACGGAGGCATTAATGTTGGTTATAAGTCCTTATAATAATGGATATACAAAAGAAACACATAGAGTAAGATTACCAACAAAGGATAATAGAGAGTTTTTAGTAGATACTTGGGGAAACTATACATCGGTGATACGAATTAAAAATCTATAAATGGTATATTTATAGGATGTATAGATATTTATATAGAAAGAAATACAGATATAATGGCAATTACAACTTTTCAGATAAGACGCGGTAGTCAAAGTGATAAAACAAACACATCACCTAGCTATTTAGCACAAGGTGAACCCTACTTAAATACTACAAAAAATACATTAGAAATCGGTACAGATGGTGCTGGTGGTGAAGCGGTATTTGTTGTATTGGGTACTAACACAGGTTCTTTAACTCTTACTGGAAACGTAACGGCATCAAATGCATCATTTTCAAACAATGTTACTATTGGTGGTAGATTAACTGCAAACGAATACTATGTAACAACTATATCATCTTCAGTTTTACAAACATCAGGTTCAACTAGATTTGGTAACACATCGGATGATAAGCATGAATTTACTGGTTCTGTTTGGTTAAACAACTATTTGTATTTAGAAGATTTAGCAGCAGTAACATCTGATACTTTTTTAGTTATAGATGCATCATCGGAAAATCGTGTTGGATATAAGACGGTTACAATGGGTGGAACTGGTCCACAAGGTGCTCAAGGAGCAGTTGGTAATGCTGGTTCATCTGGTACATCGGGAACGGTTGGAACTTCTGGAACATCGGGAGCAAATGGTACATCTGGATTAAACGGAACAAGTGGATTAAGTGGTACAAGTGGAGATGATGGTACAAGTGGGTTAGATGGTACATCTGGTGTAAACGGAGCACAGGGTAGACAAGGACCAACTGGTGTTCAAGGAAATCAAGGAAATCAGGGTAATACTGGTCCACAAGGAAATCAAGGAGAAATCGGAGCACAGGGTGTACAAGGAATCGAAGGACCACAAGGAACGCAAGGTAATCAAGGTAATCAAGGAAATGTAGGACCGCAAGGAAATCAAGGAAATGTAGGACCACAAGGAACTCAAGGTACACAAGGTAATCAAGGAGAAACAGGTCAGCAAGGAACACAAGGTAATCAAGGTATAACTGGTCCGCAAGGAACGCAAGGTACACAAGGAACTCAAGGAGAAACAGGTCAGCAAGGAGCACAGGGTAATCAAGGAAATGTAGGACCACAGGGTAATCAAGGAATCGAAGGACCACAAGGTAATCAAGGAATTGAAGGACCGCAGGGTAATCAGGGTGTACAAGGTATAAGTGGAGTACAAGGAACGCAAGGAACGCAGGGAATTGAAGGACCGCAGGGTAATCAAGGAGCAAGTGGTACAAGTGGAAACAATGGTACATCGGGAACTACTGGTACAAGTGGAACGAGTGGTACAAACGGTACAAATGGTACTAATGGTACATCGGGAGCACAAGGTTCACAAGGACCGCAAGGTAATCAAGGAGCAAATGGTTCATCGGGTACGGATGGAACGGGTGGTACATCTGGTGTAAACGCACCAGTGGTTGCAAACTATTATGGTGAGTTCTTATCATCAGGTTCCCAAACCGTAACTGCAGCAAATATAGCAACAACTGCATCATTTGATACCACAAATGAAAATCAAGGTATAATAAGACAAAACGCTACACATATTCAATTCCAATATAGTGGTACATATGAGGTTGCATATACTGCAAATATATCAAAAACTACACCTGGTTCTGATATAGTTGATGTTTGGGCAAAATTAAATGGAACAAACATTTCTGGTTCAAATTTAGAAAGAACGATACGTGATGCAAATTCAATAGGAGCAATTACTAATGTATTTTTAATACAAGCAAATGCTAATGATTTTATTGAGATTTGTTTTTCATCAGCTGATAACACAATTAAATTAGTATCCACAGCAGCTCAAGTTTCACCTAATAGACCATTTGCACCATCTATTTTGGTAAGTGCAAAGCAAGTTGATAGAGTATTTGGTTCTACATCAGGTACATCTGGAGTAAATGGTACATCGGGAACAACTGGTGTAGATGGTACATCGGGTGTAAATGGTACATCGGGAACTAATGGTTCACAAGGAGCACAAGGACCAACTGGTGTTCAAGGAGTTCAAGGAGAAACCGGTCCACAAGGTAATCAAGGACCAACTGGAGCACAAGGAAATCAAGGAAATGTAGGACCACAAGGTAATCAAGGTAATACCGGTCCACAAGGAACAGAGGGTACACAAGGAACGCAAGGTAATCAAGGACCAACTGGACCGCAGGGAGTTCAAGGAATTGATGGAGCACAAGGTGCATTAGGTAATGCAGGTCCGCAAGGAAATCAAGGTAATACTGGTCCACAAGGAATAACTGGTTTGCAAGGACCAACTGGTAACACAGGTCCACAAGGAACGCAAGGTAATCAAGGTAATCAAGGAAATACTGGACCTCAAGGTAATCAAGGTATTGAAGGACCGCAGGGAACACAAGGAGAAACCGGAGTACAAGGAAATGTTGGTCCACAAGGAAATCAAGGACCAAATGGTACACAAGGTAATCAAGGGCCAAACGGACCGCAAGGTGATATTGGTTCTCAAGGTAGACAAGGACCAATCGGTCCGCAGGGAAATCAAGGAGAAACTGGCCCACAAGGAGTTCAAGGAGAAACTGGAGCAAATGGTACAAGTGGTGTAAATGGAACTTCTGGAAGTAGTGGAACACATGGTTTGAGTGGCTCATCGGGAACTTCGGGTGAAAATGGTACTAGTGGATTAAGTGGCTCATCGGGAAGTAGTGGAAACAACGGAACATCGGGTTCTTCTGGTTTAGATGGTACAAATGGAACATCGGGTGTAAGTGGAACATCTGGAGCAAATGGTACAAATGGTACATCCGGAGTAAACGGAGCAAATGGAACAAGTGGAGTAAATGGAGCACAAGGACCGCAAGGTACAATTGGTACATCTGGAATAAGTGGAGCAAGAAACTTTAGCGTTGTTAATAGTGGAGCATCTGCATATACAATAGATGGTGCATCTAATCCAACTTTAAATTTAATACGTGGATTTACATATACATTTACAGTAAGTGCAACAGGTCATCCGTTTTGGATACAAACTACTGCTGGAGCATATAGTTCTGGTAATGTATATAATAGTGGTGTAACAAATAACGGAACTCAAAGTGGTACGATTACATTTGCAATACCATACAATGCTCCTAGTACATTATACTATGTTTGTGAGTTTCATTCTTCAATGCAAGGAACGATTAACATTTCCGATTTAGGACCAACTGGACCACAAGGAAATCAAGGAGCAAGTGGAACATCGGGAACAACTGGTACATCGGGTACAACAAATGGTTCGGCATACACACATACACAAGTAGTAGAAGATACAACTTGGGTAATAACACATGCTTTAGGTAATGCATATCCATCAGTAACGGTATATGATGTTAATGGGTATATAATGATACCACAATCTATACAATCCAATTCTATAAACCAAACAACAATAATATTTAGTGTTCCATTTGCTGGTTATGCAATGTTTACATTTGGTGTAGGAACGGGGGCATCTGGTTCATCTGGTTCATCGGGTGTAAATGGTACTTTCTTTGGAACGAATGGTACAAGTGGAGCACAGGGTAATCAAGGACCAACTGGTCCGCAAGGTAATCAAGGTGCAACTGGTCTAATAGGACCTCAAGGTGCAGAAGGACCTCAAGGTAATACTGGCTCAAACGGAGCAAACGGAACATCGGGAGCAAACGGAACATCTGGTACATCGGGTTTAACTGGAACAAGTGGATTAACCGGAACAAGTGGAATTGATGGTACAAGTGGAATAAACGGAGCACAAGGAAATCAAGGAGCAACTGGTACATCGGGTGTAAGTGGAGCACAAGGACCAACTGGTCCACAAGGAGCAGAAGGAGCAAGTGGTACATCTGGTACATCAGCAACAGGTGGGACAGTAAGTGTAAGTGGTACTACAAATAAAGTAGTTAAATTTGCAACTTCAACTACATTAGGAACTGCAACTCAAATTACTGATAATGGTACTAATGTTTTAATTGGACCTGTTTCATCTGATAATGGAACTGATAGATTACAAGTTTCTGGTTCAATTCTAGCGAGTGGTGATGTTGCATCATTTGGTACACCATCCGATATTCAGTTAAAAGACAACCTAACTCCAATTGTTGGGGCATTAGATAAGGTAATGGGATTAAATGGATACGAATACGAATGGAACTCCAAAGCAACTCACGCAACCTTTATGGGTGTTAAGAAAGATATAGGGGTTATAGCACAAGAGGTAGAACAAATTTTCCCACAATTAGTAAGAATGGGTGATAATGGATATTTAACGGTAAGAGAAAGAGGTTTAACTGCGGTACTTATAGAAGCAATTAAAGAACAACAATCTCAAATTGTAGAATTAAGAAACGAAATAGAAAAATTAAAAAATAGTTAATAATGGAAATACATAGCAGTTCGATTACTGGCTCATTAAATATAAAAGGTGGTTTAACAGTAAAAGGAAATATTACTGCCGAACAATATATTGTATCAACATCTGTATATTATGTTACCCAATCATCTATATCAGGTTCATTTAACTTTGGTAATTCATTAGATGATGCACATACTATGACTGGTTCATTTGGTTTAACTGGTTCATTATCGTTAGTAGGACCTTTAACTATAAATGGTACATCATATACTGCGGCTACTTCTGGTACATCCGGAGCACAGGGAAATCAGGGACCAAATGGTTCAAATGGTTCAACTGGTCCACAAGGTAATCAAGGGCCAAATGGAGATACTGGCCCACAAGGAAATCAAGGACCAAACGGAAATAATGGTTCAACCGGCCCACAAGGAAATCAGGGACCAACTGGTCCACAAGGTGCACAAGGAATACAAGGAATACAAGGTGTACAAGGAACTGCTGGTTCTAATGGTTCAACAGGTCCACAAGGACCAACTGGTCCTACTGGTCCGACCGGTAACCCTTTTGGTGGTGGTACTTTTACTGCGGGTATAGCAGTGCAAGGTGCTATTACTGCAACTGGTGATATTACTGCTTACGATTCATCCGATAGGAGATTAAAAGATAAAATCCAACCAATATCAGATGCATTAGCTAAAGTAAACAAAATTAGTGGAAATACATTTGATTGGAAAGAAGGATTTGATGAAATACATTCGCATAAAGGTAAAGATATTGGGGTAATAGCACAAGAGATACAAGAAATATTACCAGAAATAGTATCAGAAAGAGCAAATGGATATTTAGGTGTTCGCTATGAAAAAATAATAGCTCTTTTGATTGAGGCAATTAAAGAACAACAAAAACAAATTGAAGAAATTAAACAAAAAATAGGTTAAATTTTGTTGTTTGGGTATAAAACTATATATTTATATATATAAAATAATCAATATAAGTTATGCAAATAAAGGAAGAATATCTTACAACTATTAGAGAATTACGTGATAATTTTAACGCAATCGTTGTATCATTAGGACAAATTAGTATTCAAAAAGCAAATTTGGAAAATGATGAAAAATTATTACATCAAGAATATATTAAATTTGGAGCAGAAGAGCGAGAATTACTATCTAAAATCGAAACCGAATATGGACAAGGAGATTTAGATATAAATACTGGTGATTTTACACCAAACAAATAAAATTATATATCTTTTCATCACAATCTTATATATTTATATTAAGATAAAAAATTATTATTAAAAGGAGAAATTAAAAATGGCTGAAAAAATCGTATCACCTGGTGTTTTTACTAGAGAAAATGATTTATCTTTTATAGCACAAGGTGTTGGAGCAATTGGCGGTGTATTCATCGGACCACTAAAGCAAGGACCAGCATTCAAACCTACAATCGTAACTACACAATCCGAATTTGAGGATATTTTTGGTGTTGTAGATAGTACATATTATACTGAAAACGCAGTACAAAATTATTTAAGAGAAACTGGTATAGCAACAATCGTAAGAGTTGCTGGATTAGGTGGATATAAAGAATTAGGACCAATTGCAATTATCGGTTCAGGTAGTCAAAGTGGTAGTAGAATAGTTTATACAATTCACAATAGTGAAATTTCAAATACATCTGCATCATTTACTGCAACTACATTAACTTCAGGAACAGCTGATACTGAAGTATTACTTTCTGGTTCTCAAATCGGTGTAAATCAACTTATGTCTATAACGCCATCGGCTACTGCATCTGTTGAAGCAATTTTTGGTACATCTCCATTAGGAAATAAAAATGGATATGTTTATACTAAATTTGAAAGTTTAGCATCATTATCTGGTTCAATCGCTTCGGCTGTTATTTTACCAGAACAAGATTTTACTGAAGATGCAGTTGGGGCTTCAACTCCATATATTCAATCTCAATTAATTGGTGGTGATAGATTTGATTTGTTTAAAATTAAAACTATTTCGGATGGTAATGTTGAAAATACAAGATTTAAAGCAATAATTTCAGATGTGAAAGCAGCTGGTTCTGTTGCTGGTTCTGATTATGCAACATTTACATTACAATTAAGAAAGTATTCTGATACTGATAAGAGAAAATTTGTATTAGAAACTTATTCTAACTTAAATTTAGACCCAACATCTCCAAACTATATTGCAAGAGCAATTGGTGATAGATATGTAACATCAGATGCAACTGGAAAGATTACCGAATATGGTGATTACTCTAATAAATCTCGTTATATCTATATTCAAATGGGTAATATAGATGCAATACCTGTAACTGCAGCTCCTTATGGAAATGCAGCGTATAGCCACCCAATTTGGGCAGGTTTATATACTGGTTCATTAGCTAATGTAGTTTACCAAACAAATTCGGTAGCAACATCATCATATGTGAGTGGATTTGATTTTGAAACTTCGGTTGTTAGTTTAGATAATGAGCAATTCTTAAAACCAATTCCAACATCAGCAACAACTGCTAATTCGTTCTCATTAGATACTACTGCAAGTTTACCATTAACTGGTTCAGTTGCAGGTGATGTAGCTAAAAGAGCATTTGGTGTAGCGTTTCAAGGTGGATTTGATGGAAAATCTCCAGCCAAATCAATTAATAAAGGAATTGATATTACTGCAACTAACTCACAAGGATTTGATTTATCAACATCTGCAAAAAGTGGTTCGGTAGCATACCAACAAGCATTAGATGCAATTTCTAATCAAGATGAATACGATATTAATTTGGTAGTATTGCCAGGTGTTATTCAATCATTACACCCAGCAGTAGCACAAGCAGGTATTGATTTGTGTGAATCTCGTACTGATTGTTTCTACATTATGGATTCAGTAGCACAAGATGGTACAATCGCTGGAGCAGTTGAGGTAGCAGAATCATTAGATACTAACTACGCAGCAACTTACTACCCTTGGATTAAGACAATTGATTTAAATACTAATAAAATGGTAGCAGTTCCACCATCGGTATTAATGCCGGCAGTATTTGCAGCAAATGATAATACTGCAGCAGAGTGGTTTGCACCAGCAGGGTTAAATCGTGGTGGTATTACAGGAGCAATTTCAGTAGTAAATCGTCTAACTCACGCTGACAGAGATACATTGTATGAAGGAAAAGTAAATCCAATCGCACAATTTCCGGGACAAGGTATTGTAGCATTTGGACAAAAGACTTTACAATCTAAACCATCTGCATTAGATAGAATCAATGTTAGAAGATTATTGATTACAGTTAAGAAATACATTGCATCTACATCTCGTTATTTAGTATTTGAACAAAATACTGCAGAGACTAGAAATAAATTCTTAAATACTGTAAATCCATATTTAGAAGGTATTCAACAAAGACAAGGTTTATATTCATTTAGAGTAGTAATGGATGATTCAAACAACACACCAGATGTGATTGATAGAAACATTTTACAAGGAGCAATTTTCTTACAACCTACTAAAACTGCTGAATTTATCCAAATTGATTTCAATATATTACCTACTGGCGCAACTTTTGGAGCATAATAAATTTAAAAAAGATATATTTCCCTCT